CACAAATATAAGTGGCTCTGGCCGATCCAGAGATTTAATGAAGGATTGGTTAACCTTCGCACGACTATATGCATTGTTTTTAATTTTTGTTACGGCGTGTTACCACCCGCAAATGTGTCTTATTCCACTGTGCTTTGACCCTAAAGCGGGCGCACCCAAATATCGAAAAATCTTGTTAGATTAAACCTCTTGGGGTGCTAAACACGGACATAAAAATGTCGTATGGAACTTTGGCTTGATTTAGTACGTATTATCCGCGGCTGGCAGAGCAAAATTACGATATGTAGGTACACAAAGAAAGTGCACCAAATCGAAATCCACGCCTGCAGCAACGAATATGTTCACGATGGGCCATCCATCGTCGGTGGTGGTACCCGACATACCACCTCGGGTTTGAACACAGAGTTTCAACGAATCGTAATCTGTGGTCCCGTTTACAGTATCCCGGATCCAAATATGTGCCGGTTTAAACTTCCATCTGGAATACTGAGGGGTGACAACCGAGAGAGCACTCTGAGTGTTGGTATTAGTGAGTGACATACCTCGGTGGCCCTGTGCTGTGCGATTGACATTGAACGTGGTGTTTAGAGCTGACCGCGCAAGTCCAGATCCTTCATCACTCGCAGTAGCAATGGAGAATCGATTGATAGCCTGACGTGGTGCAACATCTAAAATATGCGTGCGGAAATCTCTCTCGACTCGAACATCGTCGACAAGAACATTCCCATTACACACAATATTAAAATGATGCACAATACCACCTTTGTAACCAGCAAAACAATTGCCAATCCAGTTCATGGGATGGTTGGGTGAGAACTGGAATTGTGCTTTGGTAGCTGCAACTGGTGCTGTGGCATAATTCACTGCCTTCGTATTGAATCCAGGATCCAAAGGAAAACGGGGGATCATGTTCACATGCTGATACAATGATTTGGTACGATAGGTGGCGGCTGCTGACAAAGGATTGCCTAGCCACTGAGAATGCCATAGTGAGGATCTATGAAGAAGACTTCGAAGACTCACCACACTCTCACCTACAGTGACGGCAGGTACCCAAGACTCGATTGTGTCTTCAGCGCCATCAGCAATGTCAGACTGTACATCAAGACTGGTGTAAGAAGGCAGCTCATTGGGAACAGCCATCCTAAAATCGGATCCTGCATGCACAAATAACAACATATCCAACTCTTGGGACGCAGCTGGTCCTGTGAGCTCGTTCAACACTGTGACCTTAATGACACCATTGTGAGCATTCTTGTCATACGTGATCGTTCCGGAGGTGGAATTAGTCCAATTGTCTGTACCATTCTGGGTTGATAACCATGGGTCAACACCCTTAAACGGAATAGACAACTCAACTTCGGTCTCAACTTGAAGATCAATAATGCGTGTCATTGTAGTAGTTTCCGAATTCGATCCTGGAACACCCTGCGGATCCCATGACACTTGAACACGTCCTGTATGGTACCTCGATTTCACAAATTTCAATGTGTAAACCATGGAACCACGCCAATAGCGAAACAATTTGGTAGCATGAGATGCAGGAGTTTCATTAATGTAACCCTGACCCGTTGCCGCAACTGATTGCCAATTATTTGGTGTGACAGGAATGCGCATCAGTTGTGTGCCTGGTGCATAGGCATCAGTCCAGAGTGTTCCAAAAACAAATGATTTCTTTCCACAAAAATTGGTCAAAACTAATTCGTCGTCGGGATTAGCTCCCACAACTTCTCTATCAATAGTGACCTCATTTTTAGGATCGACACTCAATTTGTCAAGAGGAAGACTCGTCTCAACATTCGCAAAGGCATGGAATGACTTAGGTTGATAAGCTTGTACATCAGATATCACTGGAGGATTAGAAAATCCAAAGAGAGAAGCGATACTGGAAACAGCTTGAGCACCAACTTGAGTAGCCATAGCTAACGGTCCTATAACAGGAGCATTGGATAACATACCAGCCACATTAGCAACAGCTGTTGCAGGGCCAGAAATCTTACCTTCTTGCTCATATTCATCGGACTGCAAAGCAAGACCACTCGTCAAACCAGCGAGCTCAACATCTTCAGCCCATGCATAACAAGTAATGTTAACGTTAGTTGAAGTGGAACCATTGGCACTGCGCAACTTGGAATACAAGATGTACTGTACACGGCCCATGGCGGTAAACTCAGAGAGTGTGCCAACCTCGAGCCATGCATGGGGCCACAAAAATGGCAGCTCCATCTCAAAACTTGTCATGTCAGCTGGGTAAATATAGCCTCCTGGCAACTGTGATAACTTAATCTGCGCTCCCGCAGACTCATAAGCATCAAGATTGCTGTTACTAATTGGTGTATAGCAAACACGCATAGCACCAAAATAGAAAGGGGAGGCATTAACAACGAATTTGAGTCGAAGTTTGCATCTCAACCGCGCAAAATTACTGATCTTGTTCTTGATGAGCGCATTGTTGAAATACAATTCCCAGGGGTTGAACTGTAATTGCACAGCGGTGGTACTCCCCTCAGCCCATGAGAAACTGGATATCGCAACTGGTCGAGACAAAAAGTCTCCCAATTTTGATCCTGTATCACAATCTGGACGGAAGGAAATACCGGGGGCCGACAGGGTTTCGCCCATGCCTGCATCAGAAAATTTGACATTCTGTTGACTGACAATGGCGGTTAACCCGTCGGCGAGATCTGATTGCACTTGCAAATCAGAATACTTGGATGTTTGATAGGTACATCCACAAACCTGTGACTGAATTTGATTGCTAGGTGGGTTCATTCATCGCGTGCTACACCTATGTACTCGCGATATAGTCAACAGTTTTGATCTCCAACCGGGATCTTCCTTAAAAAAGGACTTCGTGGAACGCACTGGTGGGATTAATCATGGGGATCCATTCTTTCGCACAATATACACTGTCAACTCAAGAAAAGGCGAACAGTAACTATCCCCACATGTTATCTTTTGGTTTCAAATCGGACATGACAACTAACGCCCGGATAAGTGGTCTAGACCACCTGCGTAGGATCACTCCAAGAGCTCTTACCCAACAATCGAATTGTTGTCTCGGGTTCACTCTTGAGGTAATCAGTTGAAGCTTCACAGAAACGAATTCTTAACGTCTCCCAAGTCGGGAATGTACTCTCCTTCACATAACACTCCAAATTGGCACGTTTGACAAGATCTCGTAAATAGAGCTTCTCCTTCTCAAATCTCTCTCGACCATAGAAGAACCACTCTGCAACAGCTGATTCTACTATGTCAACACACTGGCGCTGCGGGCTCACTTCTGAACTTGGGACCCAAATCATCAAGCTCTTCCAAATGGATTCTTGATCAAGTGGAGCAGCAAAAGCATTTAGCTCATCCTCCCAACGAAAACTTCTCTTCAAAAAAGTCGTTTCCTTGATATGGATAAACTCCCTACTTGCTGCTAACTTGTCAGCCATGGTGTATTCAATACCAACTTCTGCCAGAACACCAGCAATAGCAGTATGATTAAACCAGTCTACACCACTACCCATTTCATTGTCATCACCATAGGTAATAAGCCGAACATTATCACAGAATGTCTCGACCTCTTTCAATGGATTCAACTCATGATAACAGTATCTCATATACAACGAATTAACGATGCAATTGATGATGACTGTTAGGGGGTGACCAGAAGGATTGGATCCGAAGAAACGCATCAAATCCCCATTGAAATTGACAAAAGCAAATGCAACATCCTCAGCAACAACTTGCACGACCTTCAAATGTTCCTCACTGGCACCACAGGCGTCGAGGATCTCACGAATCATGCGAAAAGCTTCAAGAATCACAAGTGCTCCCATAGCCTTGTCAAAAGCAGCAAAATCCCCAGCTATCATACGCCACACACCATGTTTGGATAGATACTCGTAAAGACGTGTCCATTCAATGGAAGTGGTATTCATACCGGGCGCACACTCGAAGAGGTACTTATTTAGCTGCATGACTCGTACAAAAGGCAAAAGGACCATGCGAACAACAACACTCCAAGCAAAAGGTCCACCCATAAAAATACGAGCCTTCCCTGCTCGGACCTTTCTCATAGGTAACGCTTCATCCTTGAGATGCTGCATGAAAACAGGCGAAACACTAATGCCCTTTGACATCTTATCCCAACATTGTTCAACTTCAGTTTTCATCTCATCTGACAGCTGTATTGGGTGTTGCCATACCTCATCAGCAGGTAAACGCATAATGAAATCGCGCTTAGATCTGTTGTGTGGGTAACCTGCACTAGTTCCAAAATTCATCGAATCGATAAACTTGGTACCTGGATAACCATTCAATGCAGTCTTCAAGGGGAGAATATCAGCAAGCTCTTTCTTAAATCTCGTAGGAAGATCCTTCAAGATCTTATTCTGGAAACTTACTGAACACAACCGCATGAGATCCGGCTTAAAGTTCATTTGCTTCTGCACCATTGATTTGAGCCCATGATGTAAACTCATGTACCCTTTCATAGGCGCAGGTCCAAATTTCCTTTGCTTACCATCCTCCAACAGCAGATTCGTCAACAAAGTGTCACAAGCTGTACTCTTGGGTTGGCGTTTAAAGCCATCGAAAGATCCAAAAACCTGCACAACACCCTGATCAACAAAACGCGCAGTGCACTTCTGGCTGACATTGGTCGTGAAGCTCTGACCTTCCAAGAAGGGGATTTCATTCTCAACAATGGGGGTCCTGAAATATTGCAGTGCGTCACTGTATAACTCATACGTAACCGGGACACCGACTGCAGACAATCTCTGCCCCCCAAGCACGTGAATACCAGCAATAACACAAGCATTTGGCAATTGAACAATAGTAGGACTACCACAATCACCACTCGCAGTATCTCGCTCCACAACTGACACACTCACATCGAGAGTCATATTGAATTGTGGGATAGTCTCATCAGGTACAGCAAAAGTCCTCTTGCTTCCAATGTAATCCACAGTCCCATTGGGCTGTCTGATCGTCATCCGTCCTGGTGCGTCAAAACGACAACCACGTTTAGGCAGCGCATCACTAATGTTGCGCCTGCCCGGCATGTGGTTAATCTCAAAGAAAGCCAATTCACATTCTGGTCGCCTATAAATGAGATTTTGTGCCATTTTGAATTTCAC